CCAATACGCCACGTGCGTATGACTTTAGTATCGCCTTCTGTTTTTTGCTTATCTTCATATCTTGCCCCCTATTAGTGGTATATCGAACGGCTTACTATCTTTATCGCCTAACTTTGTAAAGCTAATGTGTATGTGTCGCTTGTGTGGATTAATGCCTTTGTACTTACGCCATTTCCAGTTTAATATCTTTGAGCATATTCTCCCGTTATAGATGACGTATGATAAGCGTGGATCCGATTTGGCTGCGATTCTGATCTGGTCAGCCAGATAAGGTGCGAGGCTGTCGGATGACTCCAACCGAGCATTAAGATCAAGACCTCTGACCCACCCGTGTTGGTCTGGATTATGATCCGATTTTCTGGCGGAGTGACGACTATCGCCCAACCATCCTTCTGGACTTTTAGTACACCTATCTGGAAACCACGTATCAACTTGATCTCTTAACTGCACACCAGCTGCACATAGTTTAGGTTTCATCCGCACAATTACTGAAGATTATGCTAAAGACCTAAAGCAACTTTAAGATCACTAAGGGTTAAACCAACTTTTGCAAGTTTTTGTTCAATCGTTGGCTCAGGTGCGACAGTAGTGCCGTTGTGATCGGCAACAATTAATTGCGCTTTTAACTGGTCTTTAGGGTTTAAAGCAAGCCACAAATGACCTGATCCATCTATAAATGGCGGTTCAGTTATTGTTACGCCATCGTTTTTTAACTCAGCAATTAACTCTGCACCATTAAGATTGGCTGGTTTATTAAATTTTATCATTTTATGCTCCTAAATAAATAGCGTTAAATTGACCATCTGTTTTGAAATCTAAAGATCCGCCACCATTTTGATAGACACTCAATTCAATATAATCAGTAGCAACCAAATTAATTAACCACGCAAAACTTGCAGCAGTTGAGTCAGGTGCTATTGAGGCTCTTTGTGCAGTTAGTATTCCTGCTGATGCTCCGTTTTTATAAATGCGTGCAATTCTTTGCTCATCGCTATCAGCCGCAAAAGATATTTGACCAGTAATCAAATACTTACCACCTTTGCCCGATGGTATAGTAATTCTTGAAGTATTGCTTGAATTATCGTGAAAGGCATCAGTATCAAAATATTCTGCATCCCAATTAATAATTGTATTTGTGTCATTAGCGATAGATTGAACTGCGGTTTTATAGAGTGAACATCCAACGAAACTTGCACCACCAGCAGGTGCAGCCCAAGCCAAACCTGTTGCCGTAGAAGAATCAACCTGCAAAGTGTGTCCATTAGTTCCGCCTACTGCTAAGCGACTAAATGTATCCGCACCAGTTCCAACAATTAAATCACCCTTAGCATCGATAGCTGTAGCCATAGAGTTAGTAACTGTGACTGTGCCAGACGTGCCACCACCTGAAATACCTACGCCAGCGGTTACGCCTTCAATATCACCAGTAGCACCCGATGCAACCCAGGCTGCGCCATCGTAATACCACAGACTGTTAGTGTCTTTAGTAAATGCAAAGTTACCTTCTGCTGGTGCTGTCACAGCTGCATCCCTAGCAGCGTTGCTAGCAAACACCCATATACCTTGCATCAAGTAGCCATCGACATCGGCTGCAGTTAATACCTCGCCTGTGGTAAAATCCTTAAATCCTAATCCTGCTGCCATTTTTACTCCTTAGTAACTGAGCACATTATAGTCTAAAGTGCCGTAGATATTGTTATTTAAAATTAGAGAATCCAGCACGGGTTCTAAAGTCGTGAAGACCACTCTAAAGCTGTTGGGTGTAATGACGTTTTGCACGCCAAATATCTGCAAGGTCTTATCCAGGGTAGATCCACCTGGCTGGGTAGTAACCACCCTGATCGGATCAAAGAAATCTAAGTCTAAAGCCGCTATAATACCTGCGTTGTAATTAGGTGTGTATAGGTCTAACTCAATAGAATCGCATCGCACGCTAGTCTCGGCACGACTGGCTGTATAAGCCTGGGCATAGTCCAGCGCCACGGAATCGCTCTGCATTAAAAGGTCTTGGATCTGGTAACTATGGATAAAGTATTTATCGATTGACGGCTGGTTGATGGCAGTCTGTGGCGTGCCACCTGTCCTAGTAACAGTAGATGAGTTAAAGATTAAAGTATCGTCTAATTTCCAGTTGGCGTTAGCGTATGGGATACCTGTGCCATTGTCATTAAAGGTAGTTACTGTGCCACCTATTGAGCCAGCGGTTACAGCTCTATCTTGAAATACAAACTCCCCATTAGCATCTATATATAGTGCCCCATATTCTGACTGGGCTACAGTTTGCAAGGCGCCTAGTGAAGTGCGTAATGTGCCTGGATCATTTTGTAGTGTAGTTAGACCTGCATCAATATCACGCATAGTTGCTGGCCAGTCGATCTGATCTAATATCTGGTTAATTCTTGTGCCTGATAGATTGCCAGCAGTAGCACCTGCCACAGTAGTGATCTGTGCATTGTTGGCTAATCTAAACGCATCTACAGCTTGTATGGTTGTATAAGCTACCTCTGTAGCATCTTTAGGCTGTGTGTTTACATAGCTTGTAATAAAGCCTGAGAATATAGGATAAGTAGTAGCGCCATAGGTTGCAGTGATCTGCACCTTTTTCATAGGTGTTAGGTCGGGAGCGTAAGGACTTAGTGGGTTGGTTGGGTTAAAATCGCCATTTTGATCTACTATGCGTAAGGTTAATTGACCTGTTTGAAATTGGTCAAATAAAGCATTACGGCCTCTGGTGGTTTGTATAAAATTGATTTGATTTGATACGTCAACAATGATGGCTGCTGAGTCTTCTAATATGTTTACGTCTAATATGCCAGTATCTAAGATCATCGCCTGGGCAAAGGCTGGCCCAGTAGAGAAGTTAATATAAGCGTTAACTATTGGTACTGTCATTGGAAAGCAATCGAGCCAGCAGGTACTAACGCTCCATTACCTAGTTTAGTAATGTTACCTAAAGCATTTTGTATGTAAACGCTTAGGTCTTGCTCGCTAGTTAATACTGCGCCTGTATTGACTGTTACCTGCGGCACTACTGTAGGTGCTGCTGCTGCGGCAGCTGTTGTCGCACTAGATGGCATACCACCTGGCACGGCATATTGACCTGCTTGCGCAAAAAATGCATCAGCCTGTGCCTGTAATCTTGCAGATGAGGCAGCCAAGCCTGCTGCTGCGCCTGCTTCAATCCCCATCGATTTAAATTGGCCAACTAAACTGGTAAAAATTTGATCGTATTTATTAGGCAAAGTATTTAAAGCATTAGCAGCATCGGTAGCAGCAGTGGCTAATACATCGGCAGCTGTCTTGGCGTTTAACTCTGCATTATATTTCTTAGCCAAAGCCTCATTGTTGTCTAGGATGGCTAACTTAGATTGGATACGTAGTTTAGTCTCAGCATCTGTAGCCTCGCCCAGCGCCTTCATTAAACCTATGCGTTCAACATCAAACTTTTCAGCTAGTTTATCTACCTCGGTCTGCTTCTTATTCTTTGCATCTAGTATTGCTAATTCTTTTTTCTTCTGATCTGATAGTTTATTTTCTAGGCGTAGTTGCTGGCCAAAGATACGAGCCGATGCTCGGCCTTGTTTGTTGTCTGGCTGAGTGGCGCTTCTTGCACCAGCAGCTAATCCCACAGCCCTTTGTAAGGCTAGCCCACCTGGTTGTAAGCGTATTAACAGATCGCCCAAGCCACCAGAAGTTATCTTAGATGCTAGGCCGTCTAACTTGCTTATTAATAAACCTACGCCATAAATTGCATCGCTAATAGATTTAGCAAAGGTGTCCATTTGAGTAGCGGCATCTTCAATACTTCTATTTTTGCCTAGTAAACTTATAGCATCTAATAAACCTTTACCGATTTCTTCTTTAGCATTTTCTGTAGATACTCTTAGTAGATCCATTTTGCCTGCATAGGTAGTTAATCTAGCTTGTGCCTGGCCTGCAAATTTGTTATTAAGTTCACCCAGGATCTTATCCATATCACCAGTCTTTAAGGTGGCCTTACTTAGGCCAGCGCCTAACCTGGTTAATCCTGTTGTGTTACCTGAGAATCCACGTGTTAAAGCTGCGCTGACTTCTGTTAATGATTTACCTGTAGCGGCGCTTACATTTAGTGCAGTGTTTAACGCTTCTTGGCTTTTAGTAATTGATCCTGTGGCTGTGAGTAATTGCTGAAATGCTGGGCGCAGTTGGTCATCTAGGACACCAGTTACTCTTTGTAAATTGGCTATGTAATCTTCAACGGCTGGCGCACTAAATGCAAAACCAGTATTACGTAATTGAACCTCTAAAGACTTGGCTGCCTTTTCATCGGCTGCAAAGGCTTGCACTGCTCGCTTGCTAAATTGGAATAATTGCTGAGCCCCAAAAACACCAGCAAAAGTCTTGCCTAATTTATTTACTTGCTTATCGAAGGCTGATATTTCTTT